CTGGCTGGCCTGACCGCCCGTGAAGCGAAAGTCCTGCGTATGCGTTTCGGTATTGATATGAACACCGACCACACGCTGGAAGAAGTGGGTAAACAGTTCGACGTTACCCGCGAACGTATCCGTCAGATCGAAGCGAAGGCGCTGCGCAAGCTGCGTCATCCAAGCCGCTCTGAAGTGCTACGTAGCTTCCTGGACGATTAATCCAGGTAAACAGCAAAAAGCTCCCAATCGGGAGCTTTTTTTTTGTTTATTCCCTCTCCCTGTGGGAGAGGGCTAGGGTGAGGGCATCAGGCCGCAGAGGATTAAAGCCCCCGCACCATCAGCGCCTCATCCAGCTCCCGATACGCCTCTACCAGCTTATCCAGCGTCGCCCTGTTGAGCCCGCTCGGGTTCGGAAGCACCCATACCTGCGTCACGCCAATCATGATGCTCTGCTTACCCCACTTAGCCCCGCGCTGACTGAACGCCTGCTCGTAGGCCTGCTTACCGAGGATCGCCAGCGCGGCCGGCTGATAATCCTCTATCTTCTTGATCAGCTCCCGCCCGCCGCTGCGCAGCTCATGCAGGTTGACCTCACTCGCCTGCACCGTCGGCCGCTCGACCAGCATGGTGATCCCGCAGCGCGTGTCCAGCAGATGCTGCTCCTCTTCGGGCTTGAGTAGCCTGTCGGTAAACCCGGCCTGGTAGATCACCTTCCAGAAGCGATTCCCCGGATGGGCGAAGTGAAAACCGGTGTGCGCCGAGGACTTGCCCGGGTTGATTCCGCAGAACACCGCCCGCAGGCCTGGGGCCAGAATATCGTTGATCATCTTTACTCCTGCTCAATACATCGTCAGGGAAGTATAAAGGATTGATTATGCGTTGTTTATAAAAACAGCAGGCAGGTGTGAATGGCTGGATTGCTGCGGGGAGTTACTTTATAATTCACCGCCACGGCCCCTTAGCTCAGTGGTTAGAGCAGGCGACTCATAATCGCTTGGTCGCTGGTTCAAGTCCAGCAGGGGCCACCAGACACCGCAATGGCTGGCGGGGAGTCACCTACCAGCCTGATTTTTCCGGGGCTATACCGGGGATTTCCAAAAAATTAACCATAGTGATTCATGGTTAATTTATGACAGTTCATACACTCCTGGAATTAACCAGCTTCATGCAGTAACCACTACTGCAAGGGGTATGAATGAAACGGATCTTCATCACTGCTTCGGTTCTGTTTGCCACTCTCAATAATGCTCATGCTGGCTGTTACTATGCCTGTAGAAACCTAACGAATGAAAAAGCGCTGCTGATTTTCGGCCTTCTACTTTTGCTTTTCGCTGGGCTGGGAGTTTGGGGCAGCATTGATAGCCTCAAAAAATAAACTGCCCTCCTTACTTTTCTGTGTTTTGCTGGCCGTAGTGAATTTTTCTGGACTGATCTCCATGTACTTCATCGGCGGTTATGGTTTTCTTGGCGCGGTCGTCGGCACAGGCTTACTGATGTTCCTCAGTCCGAAAGGTGTTTAAAACACCATCCCACCAGCACGTCAGATGCCTGCATTGTTCGTTACCCTAATTTTTTATTTTCGCGGGTGTAAAAATTCGATGAAGCGGGCCGTTCCGCAAAATGAAAGGCTCTGGGATTGATCCTCCCCCTCCTATCCATGGGTATGCAGCAAGATAAACCGATACAGAAAAGCTAAATATACACCTGTATATTTTGGTTATCTGTTACGAGTCTGATGCTGGTGGTAGCCCAGTAGCGAGGTTTCAGATAGTCAGTATGGGAACGTGTCAGGAATGGTTATAAAGCGTAAATGCCCTGTCTAGCCACAGAACGTAAAACGTAGCATCGCGCTTGTAACCTACCATGGGTGCCTTGCTACAGAAGCGGAATGCAATAAGCTCCACGTCTTCGGTAACATGAGCGGGGATGGCCGCCTTGATTGAGTTACGGGAGATTTTTTCGTATCCGAATTTATGCCGGTGCTGCTGGCGGATATCCGCCCATGAAAGTTGACTCAACCGGAAAAGCTTATCAGTTAATGCTGCCTTTTCTTTTTGCTCGCAGCAATCAACGCAAAAACCCTTTTGAAGGTATGCCCCAAAAACCTTATCATTTTTTAACAGCTAACAGGGTAAGGCATATCCGCGAATTATCAGGCCTTCCCCTGCCAAAAAACCCGCTAGACATACCGCCGACATGTGTTTTGAGACGATCGAAGCATCATGATGATTCCCGAAATCATTAAACCAAAAGTTGCGAATTCGCAGATCGTATGTGGGGGATTCTGGCTGTAATTTTTGCAGGGAAGTTCTTCCCTGGTAACATCAACCGGATCTCACCCACGCCCCAACCATTGACCTGCAGGGGCAATAACCCAATTTGTGCCCGGCGGGCAATCACAATGTACTTTTGATCCATGAACCGCTACGGGTACGCCGTGAAAACTTACACGCGGCTAATCGGGTCATTGACCCGACTGCAATGGATTTTTACTATCGACTAAATTTCCCCTTGTCCCAGCCCTCGCCACGGGCCGTTAAGTCGATTGACGGCGCGGCCGCTATTCCCTCTGCATCATAAAAAAATGCGGACGTTGTAAAGCTGTACACGGTGCCATAAACAGTAAATGAGATATTGTTGCCTATACCGTCAACTTTCACACGGGCGGTGTTCGCTGTAAGCGTTGGGGCGATATGTTGTTTTTCGAGAGCCACCAGCGGATCGCCGTCAATCTTGCTTGCTAAAAAATAACGATATACTTCCCCTGTGGTCATGTCCGAGCCGTCATATTCAGTTATATATAACCACGTACGGGGCGTGAGCTGGCGAACCTCATAAAGTTTGTCACTCACCGTTAAGTGCTGGATATGCTGAAAATAACAGTACCCCGCAATCACGATAGCCATAGCGAATGTAGCCACCCAATGCAACGCCTTAAACGCCTTAATAGTGGTGCTGCTTAACATAGTCTATGCCTTGCTTTATCCAAAATTGGTCCATCGGATCATCACCAAACGGCGGGGCCCCCGTGAAATTCCCCCACTCTGGTCTTGATGTGCCGGCTTTCCACTGCGCCGCGCCGGCGGCAATAAGCAAAATCTTTGCAGGTATGCACGCTGCATAACCCACTGCGCCGTAATGAAAATTCCCGAAGTCAGCGTAAGCCCGTTTTTGTTGTTTGTAATCCCACACCCCGCCGTTTCTTACTCGCTCATAAAACCACGTATACGTAAGCGGGGTAGCCATATCCTGGACTCCGTGACGCGCCCGCGCGAGCCTAATGTGTTCGCGCAAAATTTCCAGCCCGCGGGGCGGGTAAATCGGTATACATGCCATCGTTATTCCCTTTTGCCTGGCAAAACCAGCAACATAAGAGCAACGGCGCTGCACGGTACTGTTTGAGATCAATCAATCATTTTTATTATTAATATCAATAATTAACGCGTTTTAATCACTCATACCGATAACACAATTTGTATCACCTGCGATCCGGTTTTAGCCGTTTAATGAGGGTTTACCCTCATAAAATGGAGTTTTAAAAATGGCTATTCCAGCTTACATGTGGCTTAAAGACGATGGCGGCAACCTGATCAGGGGGTCTGTAGATGTTCAGGATCGTGAAAGTAGCGTAGAAATTCTCTCTTTTAGTCACGGCTTGCTTGTTCCAACCGATAGCAACACGGGCAAAATCACGGGTACACGCTTACATGCGCCGCTTATGATCGAGAAAGAATTTGATAGCTCCAGCCCGTATCTCTATAAAGCGGTAGCAACCGGCCAGACGCTTAAAAGCGTTGAAATTAAGTGGTACAGAATCAACGACGCGGGGCAAGAGGTCGAGTATTTCAACATGCTGCTTGAGAATGTGCGGGTAGTCAGCATTAACCCAGTTATGCATAACTGCAAAGAGCCAGGTTTACAGATGCATAATCATAATGAGGGCGTACAGCTGCGCTATGAGCGGATCACCTGGAAGTATTGCGATGGGAACGTCCAATATTCAGACGCATGGAACGAGCGTGTAACAGCGTAAAAAAAGGGGGCGGTTAATCCGCCCTATATTGTTTTTAGTGCCAATTCTCTCGCCCCCTGGGTCTGCCAGCACGTAGCCTCCCTCGATAGCAATACCCCGCTCGATCACCCGGTGCCGGCTCTCCGCACTTCTTATACGTTTGGGGTATTTTAATCATGCTTTATGCTGTTAAGCATTCTCTGGCAGTTATTGCGGCGTACCGCTGCCGCTGCGCGCGTTTTATCGGTCTGGTCTGGCAAATACATCACCTCAAGCCAGCGCGTTGCTGCGCGTCTCCATAGCTCCAAATTTTCGAGTTTCTCGGCTACGCTCACTTTGCACATGACCACCTGAATGAAGCGACATTGCTCAACCCACTAACACTTTTTTAAGGCGTTATTTTTATAAGACAAGCTATGGAATGGGATACATTATTAGTATTGACCTGTGTACTTCTTTGCGGATTGTGGATGATTTTTCATTCAGCAAAAGCTCTTAGAAGTGGGGTCTTCGTCGGCTGGTATAAAGGCACATATGAAAATTACTACATCTACCGATCCGAAACACCTATCTACTTCTACTGGTATAACACTGTGTTTTCGCTGTTCGGCTCCTTTATGATTGGTTTTGGCGATTATCTTTTTTTATAGGCATCATTGGCAGCAAAATGGCAGCAGACCTATTCACTATGCTTTCATATTTGAAATTATTCGATGCAACAACCCATTTAAAAAGTAAAGTATTGTTTTATAAGACTTTAAATTGGGACTCATAATCGCCAGGTCGCTGGTTCAAGTCCAGCAGGGGGCCACCAAATTTTAGTTTTAGAATCATATGATTAAGCCACTCAATTGAGTGACTTTTTTATTGGCTTTTTTGAGCCGATGACGCAGCCGCTAACCGTGGTTCAGCGAAGCCGTTCGGACACGTTCAGAGGCACCGGGGGTCGCAATCAGGCGCTCCACGGACTCCATCGTCACGAACGTACAGCTGCAGTCCACATTGGTGCACTGGTGATAGCGCTCTTTGGTATTTTCACTTAGATAGCGACTGGTACGCGCATGCGCAGAGTGCTTGCACTTAGGACAATGAAACATGTACCCCTCCACTTGATTCACATTTTGTGAATCAATAATACCCAAAATAAAACCAATAGCAACTGTATTACTCACTATCAACAGTAAATTTTTCGTCAGTGGCATTCAGTTCAAGCTTAAGCTGCGTGGTAAATCCTCTATCGTTGAGGGTATGCACCACCTCGCGGATGATCCACGCCTGCTCGTCAATAACGCGTTTAAAACCGTTTACCAATACCGGCGTTTCGGGGTACAGATCGGCTCGCCCCAGCGCCAGTTGGATAGAGAAATTCACGGTACCCCGCTGCAGCGCGCGCCACTTCGCCTCTGCGGCCCTGAGAGCCTGCTCTTCAGAGGCATACACCGTGGTGAGCTCAAATACGTTTTCCGCCGATCCCACCAGCCTCTCTTGCGGCTTCTGCTCCTTGCCTCCCGTTTCTGCAATCGGCACGGCGGCATCCGGGTGCTGCAGCCCCTCTGTCGCTTGCCCCTCAGGCAGACGATTAATACTCAATTGAGTATTTTGCTGTTTTGGGTCGCGCGTTTGCAGCCATTTGGCCGTCACGCCGGAATAGTTTTCACGATCGGCAACGTAAAAAAGGTGCTTATCGCCGTCCCCACGCTCAATCATCATTAAGGGGATCGGCGTGCCGCTGGCCGTCACGGCGTGCCCCGCTTTCATAAAAATAACCTTGCCGGCTTTGATTGAAACAAAGGCACCATTACGTTCGGCCAGGCGGGTGAGAAACGCAGCGTCGGTCTCCTGAGACTGATCGATATGAGAAATGGCGATGGATGCAAGTCCCGCCGCAACGCTGGCAGTTAACTGGTTACGCTGAGCGATAGTATTGACTATCGCGCCGATCGTCGTGTCATGCCACGACTGTTCGCGCCGCACGTTTAGCTTTCCACGAAAATCAGCGCTGCATCCCCGAATGGTCAGCGTGTCCGGCGCGCCCCGAAATTCAATTGTATCGATCGTAAAGTTCCCTTTCGGCTGGAGCGGGGTTCCCTCCCATCCCAGCCATAAGGAAAGCTTTGCCCCCCGGGCCGGCAAGTCTAACAGCCCGTCGGAATCATCCAGTTGAATATCCAGCTGATCGGCTTCCAGTCCACGTTTGTCGATCATGCTCAGACTGATAAGACGATGGCTGAAATTTTGTGTGATATCGCGATCGTCAAGCTTAAGCATAAAATCAGGGGCGATTTTCCCACCCGCCCGGATATTCATTTCGGTGATCATCCCACCAGCCCTCCAATGCTATTACGTGCGCTCGTCACCAGCTCTTCGGCCTGGGTTCTCAGATCGCCAAACATCGTCATCAGCGATTCGTCCACGCGTTTCAGTTCCAGCGTAAAATTAATTTTTCGGGCGGTACCGTCACTGTAAAAATCCGAATGCGTGTGCGTGACTTTTTCAATGATAAACATGCCGTGAATGATGCCGGTTCCGTCTATCAACGGCCATGCCCGCCCCTCATTCGCCATCAGCTCAACCGCCTTGAGAGAAAGCCGCCCTCCCGTGAGCTCAGGGTAAAGCAGTCCGGAGAGGGTAAAAGATGTCTCGCCTTCGCCAAGGTACTGCCAGGCTTTAGGTTTCCCGATCCGATTGTTGGACGCCCAGCGATAATCCTTTGTAAACTGCATTGTCTGATAGGGTAAGGTTCGTCGTTCAAAGACAAACAGACCCAGCACCATTAACATTTTCTCTCTCCTCAACCTTACATAAAGCTGGCTTGCTGCCGTCTCGCTTTATCCTGTTCAATGCTATCTATTGTCTCCCGGATTTGACGCGTCAGATCCGTTGCGGAGGCCGTGCCCCCCTGCAGCGTGATGTGATATTCGCTTTTACTCTGATCGACGTAAGAGCGTCCTCCCGGCACGAGGGTTGGCTGATACCCCAGGCCGACGCCAGAGATCCCCGCCACCGGAATGGACGAACTGCCCGCAGAAGAGGATGTCGCGCCTGCTTTTTCCGCCGCGGCATCGAGATTACCCGACTCGTTTTTGATAAGACCGAGTTTCTCCAGCAGCCAGCTAGCCTTGCCGCTCAGGCTGTTAAAGAGATTAAGCGGTGCCATTAACGCATCACCCAGCGCCTGTCCAAAAATCACGCCAGCGTTTTTACAGCCATCCAGCGTTTCCTGCGTCGCCTTGATCGGCGTAATCAAGTCGGTGAACCATTGCCAGATACCGCCCAGCTTCTCCGAGATAGCGTCAAAAACCGTCATCACCGGTGAGAACAGCGCACCCAGCGGTGCGAAAGCCGTTGAAAGCCCTTCCATCACTCCGCCAAAGAAGGCGCTGATGGGCTCCCAGTATTTGAAAATCAGTAAGGCGCCGGCGGCAATCGCCGCGCCAAGGGCAATCACCGGCCAGCTAAGGGCACCCAGCACCGTCATGATGGCGCCGCCCACCACGCTGAATACCGTTCCTAACATCCCGGCCGCGGTGATAACCATATTGACGCCCGTCAGAACCGGGCCGAGAACCGTGCCAACGCCACCCAGTACGCCAGCAAATGCCTGCGCGCCGACAACTACGCTGGCGAGGGTCTGCGTCAGCTCAGGGTTGGCATTCACCCAAAGGGAGGCCGTGCCAAGCCAGCCGGTTGCGGTTGTTATCAGGTTACGCAGAGCGCCATCCGCTTTATCAAATACATCAATCTTCAACCCGTTCCACGCGGCCTGGAGTCGGTTGATATCGCCGTCAAGATTATCGGTCTGCACGGAAGCCGCGAGCGCGGTACTGCCCTTCGCCCCTTGCAACTGCTGGCGTTTTTCATCAAGCGATCCATCACCCGCGGCGGAAGCCAGCGCCCCCGAGGCTTTTATGGCATCCGGAGACTGAACATGGCGTAACATCGCGCTGAGCGCGTCCCCGGCGGCGGCGCCTTTCATCCCTTTTTCCGCCAGAACGCCCAGCAGCGCGGTGGTCTCTTCAAGCCCCATACCGGCGGCATCCGCAGCGGGCGCTGCAGAGGTGACGGCCGCCACCATCTCAGCGAGGCTGGTATTCGAAGAGGTAAAACCGCGGGTAAGCACATCTGCGATGCGTCCCGCATCCGCATCGGCCAGGCTATACGCGGCCTGCGTGCTGGCGATCATATCGGCCGCTTTAGCCGCGTCGACATTCCCCGCCAGGCTGAGGTTGACCGTTGGCGCGGTGGCCGCAAGCAGCCCATCGGCGTCATAGCCTGAACGAGTCAGTTCGGTTTGTGCCCGAAGGACCGTATCTGCAGGTACTCCGGTCCTGGCACTGACCTCCCGCGCCTGCTGGCGAATCGCCTCAAGCCGGGAATCCCCCTTCGCCAGGCCAAGGTTTGCCTGAATGGCCGACATCTGCTTTTCAACGCTGATGCCTGGCGCCATAAAGCGGGACGTCTGGTCAAAGCCCGCTTTGGCCATGCCCACACCCGCATTCGCAAGCTGGCGCACCCGCGCGGTAACGCGTTTGCCTGACTCGTAGCGATTCTGAACGGTACTCAGCCGCTCCTGCTGCTGGTTGACGCGGGCCAGCGCATCCCGCTGTCGGTTAAGCTGCTGCGTTTTTTCGCTGATGTGAGTTCGTAAACGACGCTCATCAGACGAGAGCGTACGCGTGTTGACTCCCGCCTGGGCGAGTTCAGTGCGCTGGCGCTGTACCGAATAGCGTAAGCTGTTGTACTCAAGCTTAAGGTCGGCCGCCGATTTTCGGGCTGCGGACAGCGCATCAGCCTGTGCCTGGGTAGGGTTTTGCGTGTTTTTAAGCTGCACCGCCAGCGCCGCTGCCTGTTGTTTCGCCTGAGCAAGCGACTGCTCCGTCACGGAGAGCTGGGCGTTTGCTTTCCTGAAGCCGTTAATACGCCCCGCCTGCTCATCAAGCGCCCCCAAAGCCGTCTGCGAATCGTGGATATCGCTTGCGAGAGTGACGCTGGCGTTCTGGAGAGCGTTAAGCGGTCGGGTTGCCCGGTCGACTGCCTTAAGCAGCTCCTGAAGACTGACATTATTACTCATGGTGGTTTCCGCTTCGCTGCAGCGCTTTTTCGCGCCATAAGAGGAGTTCGGTCACGCTAAGGGAGTACAGTTCTGACGGCGGCCAGTGAAAGATCACCGCGATATCCGCCATCAGATCGTCGACCGACAGATTTTCGGGAAATTTCAGCGAGCCGAAGCCGGTGACAAAAAACCGATCACCTTACCGGCAAAAGAGAGCAGATCGCAGGCATCCAGGCGCGCAACCTCATGCTCGGTCAGCGCCGGAGAGGTCATTCGCGGCAGCACCTTAATCAGCGCATCGACGTCAGATTGCGCCAGCGACGCCAGCGATACCCCGCGCAGGGTTCCCGCATTGGGTTTAGAAACCGTCACCTGTTCAATTTTCTGCTCACCGCGCTGAACGGGGCTATCAAGCGTGACGATATGTGGGTTTTCACTTTCGTGCATGGCGGTCTCGTTGATATTTTCCATTTCGTTACTCTTCTGAAAGTTTACTCACCGGCCGGTAATCCCGGCCGGTTAAAGGGTTACAGGCCGATGGCCTTACGGTGTTCTGCCAGACGATCGACGCCGTCGACTTTCAGCACCATGTTGATGATGTCGATCTCGATGATCTCTTTGCCATCAATGGTCAGCTGGTAGTACGCGCACTCGGTGGACATCTTGGTGGTGCCGCTCTCGCCCTGCTTGTTTTCACCGCCATCGAACTCTTTATGACGGCCGCGCATGACGATTTCGACGGCGGAGATTTCGCCGGTATCATCGCGCTGATAAGAGCCGGTAAAGCGCAGCGGCACGCTGTCCGCGCCCGGAGAGGCATACTGCGCCCACAGCGCGGCGTCCGGCAGACCGCCAACGGTCCACTCCAGCGCCAGGGCATCATCGTCCAGGCCGAGGTCGACAGAGACCGAGCCCGGCATACCGCCGCCGCGATACTTCTCCAGCTTGCGGGTAAGCTTCGGTAGGGTGACAGACTCAACAACGCCCATATAGCTCAGGCCATCGTTGAACATATTCAGGTATTTAAGTTTGCGTGGTAACGCCATGCTGCAGCTCCTTAGCTATTAACCGAATCAGACAGGTCTGCCAGATAGGTATCGGTGATGCGCTGGCGCAGGGTCAGATTTTCCAGCGGCGGGACAGGGGTGTAGTCGTAATCGATATACAGTTTCCCCGCTTTCAGGGTTGATGCATCGTTAGACTCAGGGTCATACCAGCAGGAGCCGTCGACGATATAGCCGTTGGTTTTCAGCTCGCGGAACTTGGCATTAATACCGGAAACGATGTCGCGGATAAGCGTTGGCGTGATGGGTTTATCCATCGCCCACGCGTGCGCTTCCGCCATGGTATCGGCCAGCACCTGCGCGGTACGGGTGTAGTTTTCAAAGACGAATAACGGATCGTCTGAGCAGGTACGGTTACCCCAGAATTTGAAGCCGTCGTTGCGAATCAGCGTGGTAACGCCCGCCTGGTTAAGCAGGTTCGCATCGGTAGCCTGTTCCTGCAGATCCCAGGAGACAGAGGCGCTTACGCCCGTAACGCCGTTGACGCCAACGTTTGACAGGGTTTTATGCCAGCCGATGGTCTGGTCGATTTTGGCGCGCAGGCCAAGCGCACGGGCGGTCGCCCAGGCCGTCGTCGTTGCGTTCGTGGTGGTATCCCATGCCAGAAAATCAGGGTGAATAACCATCAGCTCGCGCTGGCTGAAGTTTTTGCGGTAGTCGATCGCGTCAGAGATGGTTTTACAGCCCCACGCGCTGACATAGCCGAACGCGCGCAGGCTCTGGCACATCGCGGCCAGTGCGGTCGCCACTTCCTGAGAATCCAGCCCCGGGACGCCGAGAATACGTGGCTTAACGCCGGTTACCGTTTTCGCGGTCAGAAGCGCCTTCAGGCCGGTATATTTACCGTTTTCATCGGTGGTACCGATGATGTTGGAAACGGTCTGTTTGCGCGCCTCTTCCGGGGTTTCTGCGGTGCCTTCAGCCACGCGAACAACAACGACAACCGGTTTACACTGGTCAGCGATCGCCTGCAGAGAAGCGGACAGCGTCCCCGCCTTGCCTGCTTTCGCAATCGCATTTTGCACGTTGGTAATGAGCACGGGCTCGTTTAAAGGAAATGTCTTGTCGTCAGCATCGCTGGCCGTACAGACCATACCGATGATTGCCGTCGAGACGGTGGAAATGGTGCGGGTGCCATCGTTGATTTCGATAACTTCCACGCCGTGGTGATAGTCGCCCATCCGGTTAACTCCTTCGTTTAGTGGTGAGGCTATTGTCTGTGGAGTGCGTGATTGATGCAACGCATTGGGGTTGGGGAAAGGATTACACAACAAACGAAAAACCCTCCGGATGGAGGGTTTGGGTTTAGTCAGGCAATGGCACGATCTTGCTGACTCATATCTCTGTATCTGGTAATGGAGGCCAGTCCGGTTTACTCACGTCAACGCGGTTCAATAACACACGGAATTTTTTCCACTTCTGCAGTTTCGCAGCTTCTTCCTCGGTCGCCATATCCAGCTCAATCGCATCCTGAAGCATGGCAATCGCATTATTTGCCTGTTTTAACAGTTCCAGTTTTTTGCGTTGTGCTTCTGCCCGATGCTCCACTGGAGCAAGGGTTATCTTCCCATCATCAAAAATAAACGCGCCACCTAGCGCATTATTTCCAGCATTAGTAAATTCATCAGGCACATTGTCTGGTTCAACTTCCACGACAATCTGATTAATAGGAAAAATAGCGCTAGCATCGTAAGAGAAGTGAATAATTTCTTTTGATTCTGGATTAAAAGATATCTTAAGCGTTTCTTTTGAAAGTCTCTTTAGCCACTGATACCAGTCATTGCCATTCTCATCTTTCAGAAAAATAACATTCATAACTGGAGATTTCGCAATATAATATAGCTCAAGTTCCTCCTGTGAAAGTTTAGCCACTTTCGCAGCAGTATACTCTCCCCATTTGTCTAACGGATTATATTTTTCGAATACACCTGATTGCATTGTCATTAAGCCACCCACGCTGTGTACCAGTTTCCACCGATGTTATATTGAAGGGAGCGATATTGTACCGCTGTGTAATTCGTTTTTTGCTGCACAGCAGTCACTACAGTTCCATTTGGTGCATATGCAAATTCATTATCATTATTGCCGTTTGTAGCAACTCCCGCCGATGCAAGCCGGAGCCCTCCTTGCAGGAAATTTGCTATAGTCCATGCTGTAGTTGCATAAGGACTCAAATCCTGCTTTGGCGGTTGGTTATTAGGTGAATACACTCGCACACCGGGAGTATCGTATAATCCCCCACCGGCCTCTATTAACCCCTTACTGCTGATATTGCGTTCAGAACGCAAATCTCCGGATGTTTGTACGTAATTTGCATAAATACTACCATTAGAAACTAAGTTACCTGCAAGACCTGCATTCCCGGTAGGATCAATATTGAAAAGGTTCTTACTGCCCAACCACATAGCGAACCCCAGCGTGTTAGTGCTGTCACCTCTCACAAGGCCGAGAACCATCGCATTATCGTACCATTCGAAAGCAACTCCAGAGATAATACTGCCAGCACCTCCTTGGGCACTGACAAGCGACGCAGTATTTCTTTCAGTAGGCACAGTTCCGACGCTACCAAACCTGAAGATTGAATTATAATTCCCTCCATTCGACGATACTGCGCCAATATCCTGAGAGGTAATATTGATATCATTCGTCAGAGCCCGCCCGTTAATCTTCCTTGCTGACGGCACGCGGCCATTCGCATTGTCATTCGCCGCCTTGACTGCTTTCGGCGTCGCTGCCAGTGTCTCAGACGCGCTGTCAGTGGTGCTACTGAGCTGAACAATCCCTTTCTGTCCTGTGGTCGCATCCTGAGCCGTATACTTCCCACTGGCAAGGTCATAGGCGGCCTTAACCGATTTCGGTGTTGCGGCAAGCGTCTCAGACAGACTATCGGTCGCGCTACTGAGCTGAGTAAATCCTTTTACCATTAGCGTTGCATCAGGATGCCTGCGGGACTGCTCATGCTCTTCGATCTTTTCGTCTACATACTCCTGGGTCGCTATTACCGTGGATGTATCTATCGAAAGTTCGACCGAGACGATATCACTAACCATGATCACCATTCTCACGGTCTGCGCACGCCCAGATCCCTCATCCAACAACGGCTTATAACTTTCCGCCATGTTCCCGACGGCAATCAGTGTACCCGTGTCATCATAAAGCCCCATTTCGCGCATCCAGAAACCGCCGGTTTCAGGTGGGATGAGCAGCTCAGCGATCACATAATTTTGATTCTTGTTGTCCTGGCTGATTTTATTTAGCCCATGGCGCCAGACTTCATTAACCAGCTTCGTCTGCCCGGCATCAGGCACCGGCAACGTGCCGCCACCGTCACCCACGGCCATCGCCGTAAAATTGACTTTCTTCCCGTTCGGGACGGTCGCGGCAGCCAGTTTTTCGGCACCGGCTTTGGTGATAACCGTTTTATATTTCACTGTCATAGTGCTCTCACTTATCCGGGATAAACCGTGATGATGTCGCCGTCATAGCTCAGGGCGCCGGTATAGAGATAACCCGGTATGTCCTGGATGATATTCAGGCCAATAAGGTGGCGGCTGGCAGGCTTCGCATCGGCGATGAGCCTCTCCATTTCGTAATACATTTCCTCGGTGATGCCCGTATCCAGTACGCCGATATCAAGGCGGAAGGTGCCGGGCGGATCGTTGGTTTGCCACCACTCGGTAACGTTAATCAGATAGCCAAGCGGCTCCACCACGCGACGTACAGCGCCTATCGTTCCCTTGTGGGCATGAATAAACCACGCGGCGCGGATCACCTCCCGCTTGGTGGCCTCCGGCCAGTTCTCATCCCAGCGGTCAACGGAAAACGCCCACGCCAGCCAGGGAAGCAAATTCGCCGGACAGGTATCCGCACTCCAGAGATGGCGCAGCGGAACCGGCGTATTTTCGATGTCCGCGCAGGCGCGCGCCGCAGCGACCTCAAGCGCCGATGAGCCAACCGGTAACAGGCGTGTATTACTCATCGTTTCCCCCCACGATTACGCTGTAGTGGCTGCACCATGAGGCCTGCGTTTCATCAAGCACGATGTCAGCCGCGGGTGCGGTCAGTTCCACCCGCTGCACCCCTTCCACATGAAGGGCCGCGTAAATGGCGGACTTGCGGATATCGCGTCCCAGCCGATGCTGAGCCGTGATGTAGGCCTGTAACCGGGCTCTTGCCGCATTGAGTACCGGTTCACTTTCGGGGCCGGGAAAAAGGAAAAGCGATGCTTCAATGCTGTAGTCGACAATGTTGGCCGACTGGACGGTCACCCGGTCGGCGACGGGCCTGACATCCTCATCGTTCAGCGCATTGCGAACAATGGCGAGCAGTTCCTCAGATGCTATGCCGTTATTCTCCCGGGAGAGCACGGAGACCGTGACGTTTGCCGGCTGTGGGCTAATGACGGAAATGTCCGCCACCCGGCCATCTGCACTGCGGCCATGGAACTGATACGCGCCCGTCGAACCGGCCACGCTCAGCCCTTCCGGCGCCTGCTGGATGCGCAGACGAAAGTCGGTATCGGACTCCATCACAGCCGGAGTGGGCGGTAACGTGGTGTCGTCGGCAGGGGTAATAGTCAGACGCGCAAGGTTAGCGTTTGCCCCAATCTGGTCCAGATCGCTGCCCGCCGCGTAGGCCAACATGACCGCCCGTGCAGCCTCGTTAACCCGCTGGCGCCAGATAACTTCCCGGTAGGCGTTCTCCTGCAGCAGCTTCACAATCGGCTCTGACTCCAGGGTCAGCGTCCGTGCAATCGCCTCTCGCTCCTCTTCCGGATAGAGCGACACAAAGGTGGCCTTTCGTTCTGCCAACAGCGTTTCATAATCCACCTCCTCCACGACATCAGGCGCGGCGAGCTGGCTCAGATCAACAATAGCCATAGCGTTTAACTCAGTGAAATGGTGATAGAAAAGGATTGTCCGGAGATCGGGCGCGTGCCGGTGATATCGACATACAACGTCCCGTCGTTCTCCGAACGCTCGAAAGTGATGGCCGTCAGGCTTATCCGCGGCTCCCATTTCTGGATGGCGGAATAGCATGCGGCCATGATCTGCAGGCGCAGCGCCGGGCTCTGCGGCCTGTCAATCATCTCCGCCAGCAGCGAGCCGTAATCCCGCCGCATGACCCGCGAACCAATCGGCGTGACCAGGATGTCGCGCACGCTTTGCCGAATGTGTTCAGCCTCTGAAATGCT